AGACTTTTATGGCAAGAAAACCAACCCCGCAAGCGGGATTAATGGACAGGAATGTGCCTGCTCAACTGGATGAAGAGGATCTTCGTGCAGAAATAGAACTTGAATTACCCATGTCTCAGGAAACGGAAGTGCTTGCGATAGCAGGTGGGGAGGGTCCTGAGATAGAAATCACCGCAGAGGAAGATGGCGGTGTTGTTATTGACTTTGATCCCAATATAAATAAAGACGAGGTTGGTTTTTATGATAATTTAGCCGAAACTATGGATGACGGGGAGCTTGGACGTATTGCAGGGGACTTGCTTGGAGAGTTTTCGTCCAACAAAGCAAGCCGACAGGATTGGGAAGATACCTATTCCAATGGTCTGGAGCTCCTTGGTTTTAATTATGAGGAGCGAACACAGCCTTTTCGGGGCGCGTCGGGCGTGACCCACCCTCTTTTGGCCGAAGCTGCCACACAATTTCAGGCACAGGCGTTTAATGAGTTGCTTCCTGCGGGCGGTCCAGTACGAACCGCGGTCATGGGATCAGAAACGCATGACAAAGTTAGTCAGGCACAGCGCGTTAAGCAGTTTATGAACTACTATATTACCAACGTTATGGAGGAATATACGCCTGAGTTGGATCAAATGTTGTTTTATCTGCCACTTGCGGGCAGTACCTTTAAGAAAGTGTACTTTGACGAGACGTTGGGACGAGCGGTTAGCAAGTTTGTACCCGCAGAACACCTCGTTGTACCCTATGAGACGTCCGATTTGGAGACTTGCCCGAACATTACGCAGGTGATTCGCATGTCTTTGAACGATTTACGAAAAAAACAGGTTGCAGGGTTTTATTTAGACATCCCTGTTATACCTGCACAGGGCGAATATAGCAGTTTATCGTCCGAATTAGATAGCTTGGAGGGCGTTTCGGGGTCCTCGATTGACTATGACTGCACGGTTTTGGAGGTTCACGCCGATTTAGACTTGGAGGGTTATGAAGATGCGGACGAAGATGGGGAGTTTACAGGAATAAAAATCCCATATGTTGTAACAATATCACAGGACAATGGAAAAATATTGTCAATTCGTCGGAATTATCGTGAAGGGGACGAGGAAAAGCGCAAAATTCAGTATTTTGTGCATTATAAATTCCTTCCGGGCTTTGGTTTTTACGGACTGGGTCTCATTCACACGATTGGTGGTCTCTCAAGGACCGCCACGGCGGCACTGAGGCAGTTGATCGACGCGGGAACCTTGTCGAACCTCCCCGCAGGGTTCAAAGCCCGTGGTCTACGGATCAGGGACGACGACGATCCTCTTCAGCCCGGTGAGTTCCGTGATGTTGACGCTCCCGGTGGGGCTATCCGTGATAGTCTCATGCCACTGCCGTTTAAAGGACCCGATCAGACGTTGTTTCAACTCTTGGGTTTTGTTGTAGACGCAGGTCGTCGCTTTGCCACAATCACCGATATGAAGGTAGGAGACGGCAATCAGCAGGCTGCGGTAGGTACAACCATAGCGATGCTTGAACAAGGCTCACGGGTCATGTCAGCCGTTCACAAGCGCCTTCACTACGCAACACGGGTCGAGTTTAAGCTTTTAGCGAAGGTTATGTCGGAAAGTTTGCCCCCAGATTACCCGTATTCGGTTGAGGGTGTTGATTCGTCGATTAAATCGGAAGACTTTGATGACCGCGTGGACGTTATTCCTGTATCCAATCCGAACGTTTTCAGTCAGGCACAACGAATTACGTTGGCGCAGACAAAAATGCAACTGGCAGCGCAGGCTCCAGAGATGCACAACATGTATGAAGTGTATTACGACATGTACGAATCACTTGGCGTTCGCGATATAGATCGTATATTAAAGAACGTACCACAGGATGAGCCTTTACCGCTTGATCCCGCACAGGAGAATATAAATGTTTTGGACATGGCCCCACTTAATGCTTTCGAAGGTCAAAACCATCAGGCGCACATTATGGCACACATGGTCTTTGGTGCAAGCCCGATGGTTTCTAATAATCCTGCCTTGGCGGCTACGCTTCAAAAGCACATTATGGAACATGTACAAATTCAGTCGAGAGAACAGGCTGTCCAGATGGCTCAACAGCAAGGTATGGGTTCCGATCCAGTCCAGTTGGAAGCGCTTACGGCGCAAATGATTGCGCAAGGCTTGCAACAGTTAAGGCAACAAAGTCAGGAAATGTCTGGAGCAGGTAAGCCTGATCCTCTTGTGGAACTCAAGAAACAGGAACTACAGATCAAGGCACAGTCCGAACAGAACGATGCACAAGTCGATCAAGCCAAGATATCCTTGGATCAACGTGGTCAGGATTTGCGGGCCAATCAATTCGACAAGCGTCTTCAGGCACAGGCAGATATAACGCAAGCTCGTATCGACGCAGGGCGCGAGAAGGAACTACTAAAACTTCAATCACAAAGGAAGCAATGATGAGAACAGTTAAAATCGTAACAAACACTCCCGGCCCTGAACCAAAGGCGGTGGAGTTTGCTGAAATAAAAAATCAAGGTAAAATACCTTACGCGAACCACGGAACAGATACTCCTGCTCCAATGTCAGACGGTAACAAAAAGATGGTTGCCCGCGGTATGGGCGCTGCAAAACGTGGTGGAAGTTACATAGGCGTATAGCCGTGGATCCACTATCAATAGCCCTTGTTAGTTTTACAGCCTTAAAAAAGGGTATTTCCCTTGGTAAGGACATTTCTTCTATGGGAAAAGACCTTAATAAGGTTTTTAATTTTATTGATGGGACGAAAGCTGCTCAGAAGTCTGGAAATAAAAATGACCCCTTATCTGATTATATTGCCTATGAAAAGGCACTTGATATGGAAAAACAACTTGAACAGGTTATCTGGGAGACCCGTGGCAGCAAGGGAGTCGCCACGTTTAAACGTATGAGAGCACAAGCTACGGAGAGAGATAGGCAATCTAAATACGCTGCTGTGGCTCGTAAGAACAGAATATTGAACGTTTTATCAATCCTTTTAGGATTAACAATTACATTAGGTGGAGGAGCAGTTTTAATCTGGGCAGCACTTGAGTTTAAGCCCTAGTCAGTTGATTTTTTTTTCAATTCTGTTACTGTTGCTTTCTTATATAGATTCAATAACACCTCCACCACCAACATGGATGATAATAAAATGAATGAGATGATACCAGATAAAAAGGCTTACCAAAGCAATCGTCGAATTATGTGTTACATAGCGTTAGGTCTTATGGCTATGACAACGGTGGCTACTATCTGGAATCCTGTACGCATGTCACACGCGGATGGTGCAATTATGACACAGTACATAGCTCTTAGTGGTTTGGTGGGGGCTTACTTTGGATTCAGTCGAACAACAGGCTCTACGTCAAAGACCAAGTCGGAAGTGGAAATGAAGAAATGAAGAACATAAAAGACCTAACGATTTGTGTAATGGGTGTTTCTTTAATGGGACTTCTAGGACTAATTGTTGTAGATGAGTTTATGATGGCAAGAGAACATGGAGGAGAGTTAGATTCAAGCGTGATTGAACTCTTGCAAATGAGCATTACAGGAATTGTTGGTATTGTAGCAGGGTGGGCATCAAGAGGGAGTAATTAATGGCAGATAAAAAAATTAAGAAAGTAATCAAAGGTTTGACCAAAGCGTCAAAGACTCACGCAGGACAAGCTAAAACACTGAAGTCCGTGTTGAAAAAGAAAACCACAAAAAAATAACATACGAGGAGCCACTTAATAATGGCAAATATATACAATCCTACAAAGGATGAAGAAATACTTACACCGTTTAGCCCGATCTTGGGCTACAAGAAAATGTCTGATGTTTTTGTTGAGAAATGCAATAAGGCAATAGACGATGAGATGGAGGACTGGTCTGGTAATCTTGTTGGCAAAGTAAAAGAAGAGTTAAAATGGAACGATGATTTAAATAAGGCATGGACCGACGAGATGGGTTCGTTTTTGATGAGGTATCAAAGTCATGCAGAACTTTATACATCTATGGGTACAAGAAATATCACACCAGATGTTTTGGATTACAGATTAGAAATAGCTAGTAGTTGGTTTGTTCGTCAGTACGAGCATGAATACAACCCTATTCATGTGCATTTGGGTTCAATGCTTTCTTGCGTTGGTTACTTACAATTGCCTGAAGGAATAGAAGACGAGTGGGAGGAGGACGATAAAGGCCACCATCCAAGTCACGGTCATATACAATTTGTCTATGGTCACGCTGCTAATCATACAGGTTCTAACTTTCTGCTGAAACCAAGGGTAGGACACTTTATTGTTTTTCCTGCACACCTTCATCATTGTGTCTATCCTTTTAAAACTTCTGGAGAAAGACGTTCTTTTAGTGTAAACTTTACAATTGCAGCCTCACCAAAGGAAAGGAAAGAATAATGAGTGCGTATAAACAAAAGATGTTTGAGGAAATGAGAGATGAAGACCACACGGATGAGTATGGTGCTTTCACGGACAATGATGATCACTTTGAAGAGCAATGCGAGGAAGCTGCGATAGAGCAGTCGATTGAGGATGCTTGGATAGAAGCAGACATGGAACGCCAAGACAGAATCTTAAAAGGATCGTAAATGAGTCTAATAACTAGCCTTATAGGACCAGTAACCGGCATTCTTGATAAGGTTATTGAGGACAAGGATCAGAAAGCTAAACTCGCACACGAGATAGCCACTATGTCTGATACACACGCTCAACAGGCACTGCTTGCTCAATTAGAAATAAACAAAGCGGAGGCAGCCTCTGGAAGCTTGTTTAAAGGCGGTTGGCGGCCATTTATTGGTTGGACATCTGGAATTGCTTTTGCCTATCATTTTGTACTGCAACCTCTTTTGGTTTTTGTTTTAACAGCTTCAGGAGTAGATTTACCTGAATTACCAGAATTTGACATGTCCACCCTCCTTACGGTTTTGGGTGGAATGCTAGGCATAGGCTCCCTCAGAACGTATGAGAAACAAAAAGGCTTGACGAAATAGAGGAAGATGTTTGTATTGTTTGTGGTACTGAAATAAAAATATGTTGGGTATACACTATTAGACAAAAATGGATTACAATGAAGGAAATATGTTTGAAGTGTAAGCGAAGAGAGGACGAAAAGAGAAGAGATGGCGAACTACTCAAAAAAATCTAAGAGTGCTTCTAAAAAAAGCAAAGGAAGTAAGATTTGTCCCAAAGGTAAAGCTTGGGCAGAAAGAACTTTTGATACTTACCCAAGCGCTTATGCAAACATGGCCGCCTCCAAATATTGTAAAGATCCTAATTATGCCAAGAAATCTAAAGGTAAAGCCTAATGGGCGCTTTAAAAGATTGGGTAAAGCAGGACTGGGTCAGAATAGGCACAGACGGAAAGATTAAAGGAAAGTGCGGTACGTCTAAGGATAAGAAGAACCCAGATCGTTGTTTGCCCCGAAGTAAAGCAAACAGCCTTAGTCAATCTGAGCGGGCTTCTACAGCTAA